TAAAATCTTACGCTTGATCGTATTCTTCTTCAACAAAGGTTTTGATATCATGTATATTCAATATATCGTTTCCTTGAAAAAAGTCAACTAGTGATGATGCTAAATCGTTTCCCATGCTGGAAAGCTCTTCATCTTCAGTTGAATCTAGAAAGATTTGAAGTTCTTCGATAGCATCTAGGATTTTATCTTCTTTTTGATTTAATCCCTTTAATAGTTTGATTTTATTCATAATTTCCAGTATTTACTTTGACCTACTGATAAATATACACATGGGTATTAAAATTTCAAATCTACCGAATAACGCTCTGCCATATACTGGCTCAGAAACGATCCCTCTTGTACAGAGTGGGCAAACAAGAGGTGGTACACTTAGCTCTTTTGTTAGTTATTTATCAGGTGTATCGAATGGTGCTAATTATGCCGTAAAAAATGCTAACAATAATTTCACAACTGGTCAAACAATTACTGGATCTCTAACTGCTGCAACATTTGTATTATCTGGAGGAACCTCGCCATTAGCATACTCCATGAAGAGATTTAATGGTACTGGAAGTTTTGGAATAACCAATACACTGCCTAGTAATACGACAGGTAATTATATTATAGCATTCGGACAAGAGTCTGCTATTTATGCTGGTATTGGCGGCACTGCCACTGATATTGTAGCATTCGGACAAGATGCCGGTGGTAGTGCTGGCTATAGCGGTGTTGCTACTGATATTGTAGCCATAGGTAAAAATGCCGGTAATAGTGCTGGTTCTGACAGTGGTAATGCTGATAATATTGTCGCTATAGGTAAAAATGCTGGCAATGCTGCTGGTGAAAATGGTAACGCTAGTAATATTGTAGCTGTAGGTAATAATGCTTGCGATGGCGCTGGTGGGATAGCTGGTACCGCTGATTACATTGTAGCTGTTGGTTACGGTGCCGCTACGACTGTTGGTTCTTCAGGTATCGCCAATCATATTGTAGCTATAGGTACAGCAGCGGGCGGAGGAACTGCTGCTGGAGGTGGGACTGCTAATGATATTATAGCTATAGGTAGGAACGCTGGTGCTGAGGCTGGATATTTCGAGTACAATACAGTGACTGATATTATAGCTATAGGTAGAGATGCTGGTAGATATACTGGGGTTTATGAATTGTCAGGGACAGTATCTGAAAATAACGTCTTTATTGGATTATCATCAGGTTATACTAAACAAGGTAGCAGAAACACATTCGTTGGAGATTTAACAAACACATCCCCAACATCAGCTACTGGCTTAAGTGGTTGTATAGCAATTGGTTACGGTGCTACCCCAACAGCTAGAAACACAATAGCGATTGGATCAGCTTCAACACCATTGAGTGTTGTACCGGGGCGTACATTTACAGGTTCTTTATCAGGATTACGTGTAATGATAAATGGCACATATTACACTATCCCGCTACTTGCATAATAAGAATTTCAGTAAAATTTAATAAATAAACATATGAGTCTAATCAAACAACCAATAACCCCTACTCCACCTACAAAAGAGCAATTACTCGCTGCTAAAATTCGTAGTATTAAAACCATTACAGCCAGATCATACGAGCAACTTATCAAGATTCAAAACGAAGGTATTGATACATTTTGGAAAGATCGTAGATTAACTCCTCAAGAAATAGCAACTGCAATGGGAGAAGATGCTGTTAAAGTATTTCAATTCCACGGATTTCTCACAGATTGTATTAAATCAATAGCTGTGGCTGATGGTATTGAACCTGAACTATCAACTCCTACAAATGCATTTGAAGTTGTAGATGGTACACTGGTTATTTCAGATGAGCCTTACGAAGTTCAGTGATGATAGAGTAAAACACAACACATTTAATAAATAAAAATATGAGTATATTCACTCCACCTAGCATCACAATTTCAAAACAACAACTATTATCTGATAAGTTACAACAAATCAGTCATGTTGCTAATAATGGTTATATTAGAATTTCTGAAATTCAAAAATCAGGAATTGATGTTTTCTGGAATGATCCAACATTGAAGCCGCAAGAAATTATAGATGCTCTTGGCGATAACGCTATTAAAATTTTTCAAATACACGGTATATTAACTGATGCTATTAAGCAAATAGCAGAGATTAGTGATGTTGCACCAAATATAGCAACACCTACAAACGCATTCTCAATTGTTGATAATGTTATTACCGTATCAAATAACCTATACACACTATAATTATGGCTGGTATTAAAATCGTAGACTTACCCAATACCGCACTTCCTTATACAGGAACGGAGAGAATTCCTATCACACAAGACGGACAGACGCGCAATGGTACATTAAATTCATTTGCTAATTATATTTCAGCGTTCACGCCCCCAGAACCGCCTTTAACACAAAACCAAATACAAACTGCGATTACTAATAAATCTACGTTCTTAACTAATATTGGAGCAGTCTCTGGTAATGGCGCAGGCGTCACGTCCACGGGGGCGTTTCGGGACGCAATTGGCATGTCCGCTCAAGTGGTTGCTCTTTCACCCACGGTGAGCAGCGATACCGATCTCTCCTTGGCTGGCGGGACCGTAGGGGCGGACCAGACCACCGCGATCCAAGCCGTGCTGGACCTCGCGCTTGCCGGTCCTCTGGTCGTGCTGTGGGACGTAGCTGCGACGGCCAAGGGTCTGCGCGTCCACCCGGACACCCGGATTGTCTGTTCGGCAGGCTGTGGCGCGAAGCTGGTCAACGATGCCGACAATGCCCTGCTTTCTAACAACAACTACGACGCCGCGGCGGATCAGGTGAACTGGGAGACCGATCCCGATTTTGACGTCATCACCAAGGACGCCAATATCCAGATCATCGGCGGCATCTGGCATGGCAATGGCGCGGAACAAACTCACGACTCGGTTGCGGAAGGCTGGCACGTTTGCCTTCGTTTCTTCAACGTTTCCAATTTGCTGCTGGACTATGTCACAGTCTATGCGCCGCGCACATTCTCCGTCCACCTCTGCAACACGACCCACACCACGATCCGAGACTGCCTGATCGACTGCGGCGCGAGCGAAATTGTGAACCGGGATGGCCTGCACTTTAACGGCCCGAACTCGCACGTGCTGGTGAAGAACCTGACGGCGCGCACTTGGGATGACAGCATCGGGATCAATGCCGATGATCTGGAAGAGCAACTTTCCCCGGTGGCCCCGACTGTCTTCGGTCCCTTCTCCAACTACGGCCCGATCACCGATTTCGTGGTGGACGGGCTGCACCGGATCGGCGGGCGCTACGCGGTGCGAATTCTTTCCGGTCTTTCGCGTATTGACCGCGTAACCATCCGAAACGTGACCGGCGAGCATGAAGGCCACCTGCTGCTGATCGACAACTATTCGGAAGCTCCCTCAGTGCTGCGGAATGCTGGTCCGGGAAACTTTGGTAAAATTGTTTGGGATGGATCTAACACTAACGCGATCGAGCCGTCCGCCTACAAGCAGGCGGCGGTTTTCGTGGCCGGCGACATCGAGCACCTGACGCTGCGGAATATGGTGCTAAGCTACGACGAGACTGGAACCTCGGTGGCCCCGATTCGATTCGGCACGACCGGAGCCGGGACGAGTTGCGTGATCGACGAGGTGAGCATTGAGAACTTCAAGCTGCTTGGCCCGACCGGGGACGAGGCGACGGCACTGGACAAGACGATCAGCGTGCAGGGCGGCGCGGCCATTACCCGAATGAGCGTGGTGAACACCATCGTTCGCCGTCGCTCCACCAAAACCCAGCCAGTTGGCGCTCTGGTCGCAGCATCAGGCATAGCGGTGATTTCCAATCTACTGATTGACGGCGTGGACGCTGTATTTGTGGCTGGAAATGCCAACCTTGCTAATACCGCAACAATCACGAATCTGGATGTTCGCAACAGTAACATCTTCGAGGTGGTGCGAGGGAACAGCCTGACTCGGCTGGTGACCCGCGATGCGCGGATGCCCGGCACCTACTACCTTTCCAGCTCAGCGGCGGAGGGCGGCGTGAACGGCATGTATGGCGGCGGGGCAATGGTCGAGACTGATACCGTTTTCAGCGTGGTGGCAAAGCTTCCAGCAACCCTTTCGGACAGTGCTAACGTCTCTATCGGCTCCCGTGCCATCGACTGGCGGATCGGTGCGAGCAACATCGACGGCTACCTGGTGGTGATCGGGGCGACCTCGGTGATTTTGGGGGAGATCACCACAGGCTTCGCCTTTACGGCAAACGTGACGAGGACAGTGACACTGACCCCATCTGCCGAATACCGCATGGAATTGAGCTGCGTGGGCACGACGATTTCCGGCTTCGTCCAACGCATTTCCGATGGGCTGTGGCTGAACACGTCCGCCGCTTGGCAGACCGACAAGGTCGCCTTCGGCACTGTCACTGACGCGACTTACACCGGGAAATGGTCCTACGTCTCGATCTACGGCGGGGCCGCAGGCGCGACTCGCACGGCGCGTTTCCGTGACATCCAGCACCGCCCAGCATAACACCATGAAAACCCACCCTCATCCTCGCCAGCCTGCGGCAACGCTGTGACCATTGGAGCGACCGTGGATGGCGCAGCAAGCCCGACCATCACCACGCAATGGGACCGCTGGACCATCCAGTCGGACGGCTCCGCGTGGTATCGCATCGGATGACCATCATCGCCATGAAAATTACCACTCACCTGACTTTTAAAGGCTACAACCATGTAAAGAGTAGGTACTGTAACGAACTTTACTTTCACTTGAAGGCATACTACTCGTTTAATTAACTACTCTAATAATATGTACCGTATATAGAGGTATCGTTGACACTGTTGTCGAATATATTATCCTTGGAATACTGATCAACATCAAACGGATACGACTTAGGATTGCTGCTTAATTGTGTTGCAAACACATCTTGTAATTCGATAAGTTCGTCATTCTGGGTTATCATGTAATCACCATTTTCATTCGCAAGGTATAATTGATCAAGTAGAGTTATACTCGAACTCAATACACCGCTGAACGCATTATCATAAACCTGAACATTGTTATCTTCATCAGGGAATCCAGCTTCAAAGCTGTAATCATATCTCTTAGCGGTGATCTTCCAGATATAATGACCCATCAATGGGTTTAATGGTCCCCCATCTTCATCGATAACCTCAGTGACTACAAATGTTTTAGCACTTCGTCCTCCCGGTCTATCACATCCAAACGGTGTTAATATGAATCCATCATCAGCCTTTGGCTCAATTCGTTGTCCATTGTTTGCATGAATATAGATCCCGCTGAATGAATCAGTAAATGCTTTTATGTGGAAATACAGGGTTACACTATCATCAGGTTCCCATCCATAGGTTTGTAAAGGAACACCATTGTGTTGATATTCCACATATGCTCTTATGGTAGTTGGTCCATAATACGGCGCAACCGTGTGTTCTCCATAGAAATTATTAGCAGCTGATAGATTATATGTGTTGACATAGTAGTTGATATCAACCCCGAAATTATTAATCAATTCGGAAAACCCGCTGTTATACAATGCTCGCTCAGCTTGAAAATTAGAAGGATCAGCGAATCCGCCGCAAAGTGGTTTATAAACACCTGCGAAGATATTCGAAGGCTCTAAGCAAGATAATGGAGTTACAGGACATCCCATGGTTTTATTTAACCTTCACGACCCGTGCAACCGGTTTATTTTCTGGTGTCATGTACATTTGCAATCCAAATGGACTATTTTTTATTTTAGACAATTTATTATCTTTAAACTCCAAATTGTATGTGACTAACACATCGGTAAGCTCTGGTCCTTGAAACATATAACCCAATACATTTATCTTAGGATTAAGTTGTTTGTATGGTCCTTTAGTTGTCATATGTTTTCTAGTTCCAATATCTCTTGTTATATTACCACCTTTTATATTACGGTGGGCTGAGAGCTTGGGGGTACCATCTGCCATATTATGCGCATATTCTAGAAAGAATGTTTCAAAAGATTTCACTATATCTATTTAACAAAAAAGGGGAGTCATTTAAGACTCCCCCTTTGTTTCTATGAATTTTCTAAGAATTACTTGATGTATTCAGCACCCTTTTTGTAGTTTCCAACTTTGTTGTTGGAACCTGCTCCAATATTTGGTTGCTTAGCATTGTAAAGAGCGTGACCGTAGTCTCCGTCATCACCCACTTTGTCGGTGACATCTGAAGATGCCTTACCACCCTTTGCTTTGACCTTACCAACGGTGTTTGGTCTTCCGGTCAACTTACCGATTGCAGGGGTTTCTTCATCTTCTTCGCCATCCATCATATCATCTTCGCCTTCGTCGCCCATGTCGAATTCGAGGTCATCATCGCCTTCATCTCCACCTTCTTCTTCACCACCTAGAACGGTCATGAGAACATCGTGAAGCTTTTGAGCAGTTGCTCTGTCGAGAGTGAAGGTAACTTCATCTTCCCCACCGCCAAAATCAGAATCCATTTCATCATCTGTCATTTCATCATCAAGTCCGAATGCAGCGGCATCATCCTCTGCGTCTTCTGGACCTCCCATGTAATTTTCATTAACGACGGATCTAAACAATTTATCAAAACTAAGTGTTTTTCTAGTCATAACTTTATTTAGTATTTGTTTTCCCATTTTTCTACTTTCTTGCAATTCTTTTTCTTCTTCGGACTCACATCTCTCCATCCCTCTCCCCAGCTCTTTCAACCGGCGGTTGATAATTTCTCTTTGTTTATCTGAAAGATCTGGGTTTTTAAGATCTGCACGAAGAGCCATCTCTTGTTTTTCCATTTTACTGGACTTCTTATATCTACCCTCGTTATCTTCTTCCTCATTATCCTCTTCTTTACATCCGCATTCACAATTCGATGGATGATCATCGTTCAATGCTTTTGTAGCACCTCCCTTTTCATCAAGACCACCATCCTGTTTAGGGAAATTTTCATCAAATGCATTTGGTGGTTGGTTCTTGGATTCTTTGACAATTGTGTGTTTTAACGCATTCAACATGTCTCCATATGCGTTTCCGATGTTTTGAAGATCCTTTTTGATCATAGTGTTATTTAACCATATACAGTTAAATATCTTAATATGTCAAAGAAACCAGAGAAGTTTTATATGGGGAATCAAAATCTTCCCTCTAAAGGAACTATTATATCATATACACCAGATCAAATTAAAGAAATGGAAAAGTGTGCTAAGAACATATTACATTTCGCTGAAAAATACTTTTACATATTGAATATTGATGATGGTAAAATTCCAATTAAACTATACAAAGCTCAGAAACGAGTTTTAAAACAAATGATGGAGCATCGGTTCTTTTGTTTATTGGCAAGTCGTCAGGTGGGAAAAGCATTAGCATTAAACACTCCTATAAAAACTCCAACCGGTTGGACTACTATGGGAGATTTGAAGACTGGAGATGTCGTATATGGATCAAACGGTCAACCCTGCAATGTTACACATTCGCATGAAATAAGATATGACAGAGATTGTTATGAGGTAGAATTTGATAATGGAGAAAAAATTATCGCAGATGCTGAGCATAATTGGTTCACCCAAACGAATAATGAACTAGAATCGAATACATCGGGAAGTGTAAAAACAACACTGGAAATATTTAACACTTTAGTATATGATTGTGATTTAAATCATAGAATCCCAGCGTGTCTTTATAAATTAGATTCCAACCATATTGATG